AAACTAATAGATATTCAAGGCGTTTTGTATGACTTGTTAGAAGAAAACAAAGAATTGAAAGATAAAATAAAACAACTCGAAAATAATAAAGCCTTAGAAAAACGTCTCATTAAAATTGGAAGATTTTGGAAAGACCCCGAAAGGATATATTTATATTGTCCAAGATGTTATGCTAATGGTAAATTAGTGGCCTGTGATCCTATAGATAACACAATAATTGGTGATGTTTATGAATGCCCTAATTGTAGATTCACTAGCTCTAATCCATATAAAAGGTGATTAAGGTGAATTGCATTTATTTTTATTATGAACGCGATTCTGTTTTGCCTGTTATATTAGCACAGCAAGATGGCTATTCGTTAGTTACTGTGAGCGAACTGGCAAAAGGGCTGAAAAAAGGAACCAGAATTTACGTTCAAATAGGTGATAAAATTTTTGCTACAAGAGCATATGGGAAGTCAGCCTAACGGCTGGCTTTTTTATTTGGAGATAATTATGAGAACAACTAAAAACTGGGGCTTTACTAACAGTGAAGCCGAATTGCATATGTTAGCTCATGCTGAACGCACTAGGAAACGATTAGCAAAGAAAAAGCCGACAGGTCAACGCTTGTCGGCTAAATTTATACTCAAAAAGATTTGATTTTCTATTGTTTATTATATGTTAATAAGGTATAATAATAAATGTGGTTGAGATAAGGAGTCGCGACCTTGTCAAAGCCACAGCGATCTGGCGACAGCCTTTCTATCCGGATGGAGGCGAGTTCAATGGATGAAAGAGTATATCTGGAAATATGAGGATGCCATTATCGTTAATGCTCTCGTAGCAATATCAGTTGCAAGTATTAACTTTGCAATTGCATATGCGATAATAAAAAAAGCTAATCGCAAGTAGCGACTAGCAGGCATTAAATACTTTCCGGATCGCAAGGGGACGAGAGGTAGCAGCTCTTGTCCTTTTGCATATACAGTATACCATATTAATGATAGAAGGTCGATATTATGGTTAGTGAAGCACAGAAACGAGCAAAGAAGAAGTGGGACGATAAGAACAAGGATAAGAACCGTGTATATCGTTATCGTTCATATGCTCGTAAGTTTATCCGTGATTTAGCTGATGAGGATGACTTGAAAGAATTAGAAGAATTAATACATGAAAGATTAAATAATTAAGGCGATAGCTAAATGGCTACCGTCTTTTATTTTGCCAAAATTATAGGAGGAATCTATTATGAGTAAAGTTATTACACGTTTTAAGGTATATGAAGATGATTGGTCTTTAAGACAGCATAAAGAACCCATGGAGTTTGGTTTAGAAGATTGGTTGAACCAGTTAGCAAAGAAGTATGACAAGGTTGAAGTTGTAGGCTTTCAACATGGACAAAGCAATGACACTAGCCATGAAACTCTTACTGGAGAAGTTCAATATGAACCTTATGAAACATTATATGTTATTGCCAAAGTAATTAAATATGCCTAGATTCAGAAGATGCAGACAGCCCGGTTGTCATGCAATGGTACAGTTCCCTAATCACTATTGCACTCAGCACTTTGAGCACGAGGCAGAATACTTAGCCAATCGTCAACGGTGGGCACGTAAGCATAGTGAACAGTATCAGCATAAAGAAAGACATTACAATCATCACTATAATATGGTTACACGTAATCGTAATGATAATAGAAGTGAACAGTATAAGTTCTATCGGAGTAAACAGTGGGTTGACTTAAGACAAGCAACACTTAATCGTGATCACTACCTATGTCAGTACTGCAAAGCTTATGGTAAGCTGACACCAAACAGTAAGACTGTGGATCATATAGTTCCTATAGCATATGACAGTACTATTAGAGCTGATCAAGGGAATCTGGCGACTATCTGTCGAGAGTGTCACCGATTAAAAACACAGTGGGAACAATATTATTATGGAACTGCTCAAAACATAGCTAAAAAGGATGCCACTGAAATCCACGATATCCACCAGATAGTAATTTTAATGCACCAGAAATAAAAACATCCCCCGCCCCCATAGGCTTTAGAAGAGAGCGGCACACAATGTCGACATCTTGCATGCAAGCAACAATTTTTAATTTTTTACCCCAGGGGGGCTAAAAGGAACGAAAGGAGGCTCAAATTGTGGTGAAAAAGGTCTATTATCAGCAGAATAACGGGCATTTGCCGCCTAAACCACCGCATTATTTGGGCACTCTGGCTAGCTCGTGTTGGCGCAAAATCGTGCCCTTTTTAGAAAGCACCGGACGGGTTCAGCGAATTGATGTTGGATTGGTTGAACAGTATTGTGCGAACTATGAAATCTATCGCAATGCATATGAAGACATCAACGAAAATGGAATTCAAGTGAAGCTATTTCATTCATTACAAGATTCAACCGGCAAAATCATTGGTAAAGATTTTGTTGGCTTTCGCAAGAATCCAGCAGTAGCAACAATGAAAGATGCGATTAATCAGCTCAATTCAATTGGTATTCAACTCGGCTTATCACCAAAGAGTCTACAAGAATTAATGCAGATTGCTAGTCATAAGAAAGAGAAGTCAATGGCAGAACAGCTTAAGGAGGCAGGACTTGTATGATTAATTTAACGCAGAGTCATGATGTGCTTGGTGCATATCACAGTATTGATTTTAATGGTATTCGTAAAAAATATGCTGACCCAGCCACTAAATATGCTTTTAATGTTCTTGATGAAAAAGTAATGACTGGTTACTTGATGAAGCTAGCTTGTTTTCGCCATGTTCGGGATTTACAGCGAGCAGAAGACAGTAAATTTGAATTCTATTATGATACTAATGAAGTAGATAAGATTCTTAAATTCGCTGCAATTGCTCCTAATGTTGATACAGGTAAACCGACAAAATTGATGGATTGGCAAAAGTTTATCTTTGCTATGCTATTTGGTTGGCGTGATGGCTTAGGAACAAAACGGTTTACACGGGTAGTTTTATCAGTTGCGCGTGGTCAGGGTAAATCCTACCTAATGGCAATTTATATGACATATTCCTTCTTAATTGAATCAATGGGACTGTCTAATCAGGATTTTCTTGTTACAGCTGAAAATTATGATCAAACTGGTAAGCTCTACGGGTATATTGCCAATATGCTTAAAAGTATTATTGACCAGCAACCTGTTTTTAAGAAACTTGCTGAAGAAGATGATCTGGTTATTCATGAACATACTGGAATCTCAATGCGAAAATTCAATAACAATCTTAGACCGCTATCGTTTAATGCCGGTAAGTATGACTCTTATCACTTTACGACGGCGGTTTTTGATGAGGTGGGGAATATTAAGACCCGGGAAGGAACTAAAAAGATTGTTTCCGGACAAGTTAAGGTTCCTAACCATCAATATATTGAAATCTCAACCTCTTATCCAGATCCCTCGGTTCCGTTTCATGATGAGCAGAAAATGATTCAGCAGGTCATGGAACAAGACTTCAATCGAGAAGCCGATCGAACTCTTGGCCTTATTTGGGCTCAGGATAGTTTAGACGAAACTTTTAAAGAAGATACATGGATTAAGTCTAACCCTTTGTTGGGCTTGCCTAGTCAACATGATGTTCTATTAGATGGCTTACGTGATAAACGTGACGCTGATATGCTTGCCGGAACAGTGGACGACTTCCAAAATAAAAACCTCAATCTCTGGTTGCAAGAAGCTACTAACAGCTATCTAAAACTATCTGACATCGAAAGAGCGATTATTCCGAGTTTTGATATTCGAGGTCGTGACGTTTACATCGGTTTTGACTACTCGATGTTCTCTGATAATACCGCAATTGCGTTTGTCTATCCTTATCAAGATGGGGATGGACGGCAAAAGTGGCACATTGAGCAACATAGCTTTATCCCGTGGGAAAAGGCCGGTTCAATTCAAGCTAAGGAAAAGCAAGATGGGATTGAATATCGTGAATTAGCTAGAAAAGGCTATTGTACAATTACCAGTCACCCACAAGGACTGATTAATGATGATCAAGTTTATAACTGGTTATTGACCTATGTTGAAGAGAATAATCTAAATGTAATTTTCTTTGGTTATGATGCTTGGGGTGCAACAAATGCTATTAAGCAAATGGATATTAATACGGATTACCCACTAGAGACTATTCGGCAAAGAACAAGTGAATTAAAAGACCCAACAAAGTTCTTGCAGAAATTATTTGTCGAAGGTAATTGTAGTCGATTAAACGACAAAATTATGGAGAAAGCCCTGATCAATGCCGAAATCTATGAAGATAAAATTGGTATCCAAGTTGACAAGGCAAAGGCAACTCTCAAAATCGATGTAGTCGATGCAATTATTGACGCATTATACCAAGGGATGTATCACTTTGAGGACTTTGGAATTGCTAATGATAAGTCTAAGCAGGTTGATCGAATGACGGCAGAACAGGTTAAGGCGTGGTTTGAAAATAAGGATAGTGGGTTACTTGATGATTAAGAATTTATTTACAGTCATATGGAAATATTTTGATGTTATTTGTTTTCTCGGTGCGATGTGTTTTGCTATTTGGGGATGCTTCTTATTAAGCTTCATTACTGGAATATTTAGTGTCGCTATTAGCTTGATAATACTTGGTTATCTATCGGAGAAGGTAGCTAACCTTCATTGAAAGGAGGTGAATGATCTTGCCTTTATTTAATCAAAAAGTTAGTCCTGGACTGGCGATTGCTGACGATACTGATATTCTCCATTTTCTTAATCCGGACAGTTCAAATAAATATGTAGATGCTAGAACCGCATTGAAAAATTCAGATATTTATTCAATTGTCTTTCAACTAAGTTCCGATTTAGCAAATGGGCAATTGCAAGCTAATATGCCACGAGCGCAAGGCATATTAAATAATCCAACTCAAACTAGCAATGCGCATGCTTTTTGGCAATCAATGTATGCTCAGCTATTGCTTGGTGGTGAATGCTTTGCCTATCGTTGGCGAAATCAAAATGGAACAGATATGACATGGGAGTATTTGAGGCCGTCTCAAGTAACTCCCTTTTTATTAGAAGATGGTTCCGGATTAATCTATAACATTAATTTTGATGAGCCAGAAGTTGGCTTGATGGAAGCTGTCCCTCAATCAGATCTGATCCACATTCGTTTGCTATCACAAAACGGTGGTAAAACGGGGGTTAGTCCATTATCTGCATTGGCAAATGAATTGCGGATTAAAGACCAGTCAAATAAGCTCACGTTAGGCGCTCTAATGCGTTTTATTAACGCACCGGGGATTCTTAAGATTCAACATGGTGGACTACTGAGTGATGCTGACAAGGCTTCTCGTAGCCGCAAATTTATGAAGCAAACATCAGATTCAAAAAACGGGCCTATTGTTCTTGATGATTTAGAAGACTATACGCCGCTAGAAATTAAATCTAATGTAGCTCAACTGCTTAACCAGGTAACATGGACCAGTACCCAAATTGCTAAAGTTTATGGTGTTTCAGATAGCGTTATTAATGGACAAGGTGATCAGCAATCATCAATTCAGATGATGGGCAATGCTTATGTTAAGTCATTATCACGTTATGCTAAAGCAGTGACCAGCGAATTGAATGATAAGTTAAGCGCTGACATTAATCTCGATTTGAGGTCTGCTATTGATCCACTTGGGGATGAGTATGCTTCTACAATTGCTAACTTACAGAAGAACGGGACACTTGGTGCTAATCAAGCTAGCTGGCTATTGCAACAGGTTGGCTACTTACCAAATGAAATGCCGGAAAAGGAACAGCCTAAAGTGCAGGTTCAACCCGTTCAAATGGTTTCTTCTGATGGTGGTAAGCAATCAACGGAAGGG